CAGTACATCGTGGCGAAAAACATCGGCCGTAAGTCCTGGACAGACTGGCTCGATTTCGCCGAGGGCGTCGCGGATGAACTCCCGGATGTTGAGTCCTTTGATATCAGCATTTTGAAGAATCCTCCGAAACTCGCGGACGAACTTATCAAGGGTGTGCTTCGCTGCGGACATAAGATGTTGATTTCCGGCTCGTCCAAAGCGGGTAAATCTTTCCTTCTGATGGAACTCTGCATCGCTATATCCAAAGGCGGCAAATGGCTCGGCTTTGAATGCAAGAAAGGCCGTGTGCTGTATGTCAATTTGGAGATTGACCGCGAATCCTGCCTGAATCGCTTCGCCGCGATTTATACCGCGCTCGGTGTGGAGCCGGACAAGAAAGACAGCGGTTTGGATATATGGAATCTTCGAGGAAAGGCTCTGCCCCTCGATAAACTCGTACCGAAACTGCTGCGGAGAATGCGGAACCGCGCATACGATGCGGTCATCATCGACCCCATCTACAAAGTAATCACAGGCGATGAAAACAACGCCTCGGAGATGGCAGCCTTCTGTAATCAGTTCGACAAAATCTGCTCCGAAACTGGGTGCGCGGCAATTTACTGCCACCACCATTCAAAGGGTGTCCAGGGCGCGAAGAGAGCCATCGACCGCGCCAGCGGTTCAGGTGTATTCGCCCGTGACCCGGACGCGCAGCTTGATATGATTCAACTCGATCTGACAGACGACCTGAAAAACAATGTCCAGGACGGCACGACCACCGCTTGGCGTCTGGAATGCTCACTCCGTGAGTTCCGCAATTTCGAGCCTCGCAACTTCTGGTTTGATTATCCCATTCACCGAGTGGACAGTTCCGGCGAACTGGAAACCGCCAATGCCGAAGGCAGTATGAAAGCGAACCTTCAAAAAAGCGGAAAGCGCACCTCGGCTCGTGAGCGCAGAAATGTTCTTGATACCGCTTTTCAGATCTGCCAGGAAGACGGCGAAGCGAAACTGACAGAGATGGCCGAGTACATGGGTGTGTCTTCAAAATCCATGCGCCGGTATATCGAGGAGTGCGGCGATGCTTATCAAATCAAGACCGGCAAGGTCACAAAAACGGAATGAAAACGGCAAACGGGACAAAGGCGAAAATGCCTATGTCAAAAAAATGGGACAAAGGGCTTATATAGAGATGTGTCTGTCTCACGCGCCGTCACTCACGGGACAAAGGGCTGAAACGCCCGCCCTTTGTTCCCGGAAGCAACGGTGACCCCAGCCTTTGTCTCAAAGAAAGAAAGGAAAAAGCAATGAACTTTTATATGAATATGACTCCGCCGACCTGCACGGCTCAAATGAAAAAGATAGCGGTCGTAAACGGACACCCCGTCTTTTACGATACCCCGGCGATTAAGGCTGCGAAAAAAGACCTCTGCGGTCACCTTATGGCGAACAGACCGAGCGCTCCTTTTGAGGGAGCGGTTTCGCTGAAAGTCATCTGGTGTTTTCCCAGAGGCAAATCCCACAAGCACGGCGAATGGCGGACAACCCGCCCCGATACCGACAATCTCGAAAAACTTCTCAAGGACTGCATGACGAAATGCGGATTCTGGAAGGACGATGCACAGGTGGTCAGAGAAATCTGCGAAAAGCGGTGGTCTGACGAACCTTGCGGAATTTATATTGAAATAACTGACCCGGAGGCAAATGAAAATGTTTAGAAACAGCGAAGGCTATGCCGATCCTACCGCAGGTGCCGCTTGTGCAAAGATAGCCTACGAAGAAAAACAGCGGTACAGAAAACTGGTCTACATCTGCTCTCCTTATGCCGGAGATATTGATGGGAATACAGCGAAGGCAAGACGGTATAGCCGATACGCTGTGAAACAAGGCTATGTGCCTGTCGCGCCCCATCTCCTATACCCTCAATTTTTGAAAGACGCGGACGGTGAACGCGAAATCGGTCTTAAATGCGGAATCGCGCTTCTTCACCGCTGCCAGGAAATGTGGGTGTTCGGAACGACCATTTCTCCCGGTATGAAAGCGGAGATAAGCGAAGCAAGCAGAAAACCAAATCTTATAGTTCGATATTTTGATGAAAACGGAAAGGAGACGGTGCCGAATGAATCCATATGAAGAACTCGCAAACGCCATCATCGTTCTGGCGGCAAAGGACTATATGAAAGCCCTTAAAACCCTCAAAAAAGCGCCGGACAACGGAACCGTCCTTTCCGAAAAACGGAGTATCGAGAGATTCTTCAAATCGGACTGGTTCGGAACGCTTACTGAAGCGGACGGCGACCTTTTGATGGCGAAACTTAAGAAGGAGGCGCTGAAATGACGGCAAAAGAGTATTTGAAGCAGATTTCCCGCATGGAATCCTTCATAGATGTAAAAAGGCAGCGCCTGAACGCCTTAAAAGACCTCGCCTCCAATATCGGCGCTTCCGCTATGGACGGAATGCCGAAAAGCCCCTCAAAGTCCTCCTCTCCTATGGCAGATGCCGTGTGCAAAGCCATAGACCTGGAAAATGAAATAAAGGCAGATGAATCGAAGCTGCAAAAGCGGAAGGTTTTCATGCTCGACCTTATCGGGACTTTGGAGAATGTGGACGAACAAGCGGTGCTTATAAAGCGGTACTTTGATCATCAGTCGTGGGAGAACATAGCGGCCGAACTGTACTACACCACACGGTGGGTATACAAGCTCCACGGACACGCCTTGGAATCCCTCAACCATAGATTTGAGGGCAATGCCGAAGTTCCGTAAAGTGTTCAGCCCAGTTCACCTCAGTTCACTTGAGGACACACCTTGCTTCTTGTATAATGTACAATGGAAGATTGAATAGAAAGCCATTCGTGAGGCCACCCTTGCGGATGGCTTTTTCTATGCCCAAAAGGAGGATGCTATGAGTTACCGCAAAGTCGGATACCTTGAGCAGATATGGTACATCATCAAATACAGTCTGGGCAGGCTGTTCCGCAGGAGGTGACCAGATGCCAAGCAAACCAAAGAGACCGTGTTCCTACCCCGGATGCCCCAACCTTACAGACGGACAGTACTGTGATGCTCACCGCAAATCGGAACGGCAGAAGTACGACAAATACGAACGCTCGCCGGACATAAACAAGAAATACGGACGCGCCTGGAAGCGCATACGCGACCGCTACGCTGCGGAGCATCCCTTGTGCGAGATGTGCCTCAAGGAAGGTCGGCTGACGCCCGTGCAGGAAGTACATCATATTATTCCAATCTCTCAAGGCGGCACCCATGCAAGGAGCAATTTAATGTCGCTTTGTCAGTCATGCCACACCAAGATTCACCACGATATCGGTGACCGGTAAGGCGGGTCAAATCTCTACGCCCCCTACAGCCGGGCAGCGGCCTGGGGTCACGCGTGAGAAAAAGCCCTATTCAAAAGGGTAATTAACGGAAGGAGGTTAGAAGGTGCCGACAAAATCAAATAACACAGGCGGCAGAGGCGGTGCAAGACCCGGTGCGGGAAGAAAGAAAACCGCCCTCAAGGACAAAATCGACAGCGGTTCGCAGTCCCTTGAGGTGTTGGACATTCCCGAAGTCGAGGGTGTTGAAATGCCCAAGCCGCACGATTTCCTTTCGGCTGAACAGCGTGACGGCAGTCAGCTGCAAGCCTCGGAAATCTACGAAGAAACCTGGAAGTGGCTCAAACAGATCGGATGCGCCGCCAAGGTTTCTCCGCAACTGCTCGAACGGTACGCGATGTGTTCCGCTCGGTGGATTCAATGCGAAGAGATGACAAACCGCATGGGTTTCCTCTCCAAGCACCCCACCACGCAGAAGCCCATTCCGTCTCCGTTCATCGGCATTGGTATCAATTACATGAACCAGGCCGTTCGGTTATGGAACGAGATATTCCAAATCGTAAAAGAAAACTGCAGTACAGAATACGGCGATGCGACTCCGCAGGATGATCTGATGGAGCGTCTTCTCCGCGCTCGGAAAGGATAATTTATGTTTGAAAAAGTAAATCCGCGCCACCCGGACAAGGTGGCAGACCGTATCGCCGGAGCCCTCGTTGACCTGGCATACAAGGAAACTGACAATCCCAAGATTGCTGTGGAGGTTTTAATCGGTCACGGCGCTTGCCACATCATTGCCGAAACCTCCGTAAAACTGAAGCGCAAATATGTCCGCGACATCGTCCGCCGAATTGCCGGATTTATGTATGTGGACTACAAGGAAGTCAAGCAGGATGCTCACCTTGCCGCGAACCAGGCAAAAGGCATCCGCTGCGGCGACAACGGAATCTTCAAAGGCGTACCCGTGACCGAGGAGCAGAGAGAACTTACCGCCCTTGCGAAAGAACTCTACGATGTGTATCCGTATGACGGCAAGTACATCCTGGGTGCCGGCGAAGTCGTGATTTGCCACAGCAACGCGCCGTCCAAGGCTCTCAAAAAAATGTATCCGAATGCCGTGGTGAATCCGCTCGGCGACTGGACCGGCGGTCCCAATGTAGACAGCGGCGCTACCAACCGCAAGCTCGGCAGCGACATGGCTGACTCGGTGACCGGCGGCGGTCTGCACGGCAAGGACTTATCCAAGGCGGATGTGTCCGTCAACATCTACGCTTTCCTCAAAGCGCAGGAAACCGGCAAGCCCGTGGAACTTTACTGCGCCATCGGCGACAGCACAGTTGACGGAAGACCCTATTCCGAAATCGTATCGGTCGCGCGTAATTACATCCGTTCGGTTGGCGGTTTTGAGAAGTTCGCTGAATGGGGGCTTGTAAGATGAAGACCACAACCGAAATGAAACTCGTAGCGGTATCGAAATTGATACCCTATGTCAACAACGCGCGAACCCACTCCCCGGAGCAGATAAATAAACTCCGCTCCTCGCTGCGTGAGTTCGGTTTCATCAATCCCGTCATCATCGACCGCGACTTTAATGTTATCGCCGGACACGGACGCATCCTCGCGGCAAAAGAGGAAGGCATCACCGAGGTGCCGTGTGTCTTTGCCGACCACCTGACGGATGCGCAGAAAAAAGCATACATCATCGCCGACAACAGAATGGCGATGGATGCCGGATGGGACGAAGAACTCCTCCGTGTCGAGATTGAGGCTTTGCAGGCGGATGATTTCGACCTTGCCCTCACAGGCTTTGACGAAAAGGAACTGTCAAAGCTGTTCGATGACGGCACCGAAGGCGAAGACGATGACTTCGATGTTGATGCCGAACTTGAAAAACCCGTGTTCTCCAAGCCCGGAGATGTGTGGACGCTCGGCAGACACAGACTTGTCTGCGGTGATTCCACCAAGCCGGAAACCTACGAGGTTCTGATGGAGGGCAAGAAAGCCAACCTTGTGCTGACCGACCCTCCGTACAATGTAAATTATAAAGGCTCTGCCGGAACGATTCAGAATGACAACTGGTCGGACGGCGAAGCCTTTTATCATTTTCTGCTTGA